GTGCTGGACGAGGACTTGAAGTTGGTGCTATTGGAAATGGATTGTGGTGCAATAACTCAACATTCAACCAACTTCTTCAGAACGCATATTTCAACGCCGGATTCAAATACGCTGCGGCTGCATCTACATCTGCTGCGCGTCTTGAACTAGGCGGAGGATTTAATTTCTTCATTGCACCCGCTGGCACCGCTGGCAACGTCATCACCTTCACCCAAGCAATGACGCTCGACGCGAGCGGGAATCTGTTGGTGGGGACGACTGGTGCTAACGGCTCTGCTTCTAATTCCGTTAAAAATGTTGGAGGTGTATTCTCCACCGTCAATGGAGCGACTGGCTCTATTGCCACTGGCGTTGCTGCCACATTGTTTACTGCCCCCAGTGAAGCCGTGTTTATTGTGTCGGCCTACATTGTAGGAAGTGCTTCCCCTGCAAACTACAACGCAGTTGCAATTGTCAGGGTTTCTGGCGGAACTGCTGCAATCACAACCATTTCAACCGCATCAAATCTGACAATTTCTCTTAGTGGATTGAATGTTCAAGCAACTCAAACCAGCGGTATCAACCAAGCGTTTGCTTACAGCGCAATCCGTATTTCTTAACCAATACCACCATGACCACCATCTCTTGGATCATCGAACGCCTGTTGGTCAAGCCGACCGAAGGCGACAAAACCGATGTCGTCATCACCGCCGATTGGCGATGCAACGGCTCGCAGGATCAGTACAGCGGCACCTGCTACGGCAGCGCGTCGTTCGCTCCGCCTACTGGTTCGTTCACGCCGTATCCTGATCTGACGCAGGAACAAGTCCTAAGCTGGTGCTTCGCTTCTGGAGTCGATAAGACCGCCATCGAGGCGAACGTCACCGCGAAGATCGAGAACCAGATCAACCCGCCGGTTGTGAGTCTGCCGCTGCCGTGGGTTCCGCCGGTTGTCGAACAGAAGGTGCCGGTTTTGGTTGCGGAGGTTGCTCCGGTCGTTGAAGCTGTGGTCGCCTAATATGGAAATCACAGTCAAGCTCACTCAAGAACAAGCCAACGGACTCCTGCAACTTATTGATATCGCTGTCAAAGCCGGTGGCATTCAGAACGCCAAAGTTGCTTTGCCGCTTGTCGATCTAATTGTCAACGCCGCTCAACCTAAATCCGAGTAATGCAAACCGATACCAACAGTAGCAATGGAGTTGGAGTTTCTCTAGCAACCGCTGCCGCTGCTGGTGCGGTTTCATTCATCCCGCAACTGACACAGTGGTTCCAACTCGGGGCCGCTGTGCTGGCTTTTATCGCTGCGGCAATTGGACTCTGGAAAGCTCTAAAGAAATGAACTGGAAAACTACTCTCGCTGGCGTTGGCGCAATCATGGTCGCTGTTGGTGGTGCGCTCAAAGCACTGTTTGACGGAGACCCTACGACCAACATTGATCTTGCCGCGACCATTGCTGCGGTAACTGTTGGCTTTGGTTTGATCGCTGCCAAAGACGCTGACAAGAAGCCGCAGTGAACATCATTGAGCAGATAGTCACCGCTCTCTTGAAGTGGCTGACTGGTCTGGCGAAAACCCCGCCCACCGTTGAAGATGCAAAACCAGACAAAGAGCTTAAAGAAAAGCTGCTGGATCGCATTGACCGCATTGGTTAGCAGTTGTGGCTGTGGGACTCGCGTTGTCATGGTCCCCAGCGGTGAGCCGGTGAGGCTCGCTGAGAGCGTCAAAGCGCGAGTGTGGGTCAAAGGTGCGGACGGTGTTTCTGTGCGCTCCAAGAACCGTATAACGCTCGCAGAAGGTTGGTACGCATTGCCGAAGGAATAATATGTCTCAACAAGTCATTAACGTCGGATCAACCGCAAACGACAACAACGGAGATACGCTCCGTGGGTCGTGGATCAAAGCCAACTCCAACTTTGATGAGATTTACGCTGCTCTACCGCTGACTGCTCCGTCAACTTGGGTTCCTACGCTGACGGACTCCGGTGGTGGTCGCACGTTCGCTTTTACGGTCAACGCTGCTCGACATACGTCCATTGGCTTTGTCTCTACATTCACCGTTGACCTAACCATCAACTCGGTGACTGGAAGCGCGACTGGAAACCTTCGCTTAGGCCTTCCTGATGCGGTGAGTTACAACGCTTCGCTTTCGGTCTGGCTGGATAACGCTACCACTCAAGCTAAGACCTCTGTGATTGGTCTTGCCGTTGGTGGGACTCAGTACGCTGAGTTAAGCCACTACGAAAACGGAGATACCTCCAGCATGGCTTCACAACTCCAAGCCACTTCACGATTGGTTGTCTCCGGTGTTTACTTCACAGCGTGAATCTAATCGCCACCAGTCTCCAGTTGGGGATGAGCGTTCTTCAGAGCGCGATGGGGAACCCGTCGTTCTTGTGGCAGGGAGTGCTGGTGCGTTGTCTTCCGGCTGCGATCACTGACGCTAACTCAGTAATCTCTGGTGGGTTCCAAGATAATGTCCAAGTCCGGCTGTTGGTGAAGCTGGCAGATTGGAGGTTGGCTGACTCGACGCTTGTAACCGTTGACGCTTCTGTGTGGTCTTGTGATGTCGGCTCAAACGCTGACCGGCTCTTGCAGGAGAACGGTAGCTTGATTCTTCAAGAGAACACAGACCGATTGCTGCTGACGTTTGGGAAGATGATTCCGGTGGTGGGTCGTCTTGTGACCTACGACGGACGGCAACTGCGGATTATGTCCGCTCGACGCGATGGGTCCGGTGCGTATTACGTTCTGGACTTGGGAGCCAAAACCAAATGACTCCAACCGTCGTAGTTGATACAACTCGCTTCTCCGCTGCTTGGAGAGAGTACCTCCCGAGAACCAAACGGTCGTTGGCTGAAGCGATCAACGCTCGCACGTTCTTCTTGCTCCTGCGGCTGTATTGCTTACTCCCACCGAAGTCACCGCAAGCTGCGAGAAACAAGATTCTCGATTACTTCAACCGTCCAGTTGGCGAACGTCGTCGTGACAAGAAGACCGGCAAGCTGGTTGGTCGCTCTCGTGAATTGCGAGTGGTTCACTTGATCGCTCAAGCAAAAAACAAGAAAGCCGGTAAGGAAGGTCTCTACGGTGAGAAGATGCGGGAGGCCGCAGCAAGCTTGCGCCGTCGCGCTGCTGGCAGTGTCGGCTATCTCAAGTCTTGCGTCGTCAAAGGTATCAAGAAGCTCTCTCCGTCGTTCACTCAGTTTGGTGGCACTCGACGCGCTCGCAAAGGTTCCGCTGGTGTTCGATCAATTGCCGCCAACCAAGCGTTGTTGAATCTGGCAAACCAATACGGTCTTCCAACCGAAAACGTCTCGGTTCATCGTGGATCGTCTGCTTACGCATACAACGCGAAGGCTGGCATCTCTCCGCACTCGCACGTTCGTATGAACATCGGTCTGGCTGACAACCAGATTGGAAAGGTCAATTCGATCTACGCGAAAGCCATGCAGCAAGCCTACGACGACGAAGCGAAGGAGCTTGAGATCCACATTCGCGCCAAGATGGAAGAAGCCGCAGAAGTGCTGGAGAAACATGGGGTAACCGTATCATGAACGCTGTAGCTCTACGCACTGAACGCGCTTTGGTTGACTGGCTGGCTGCTCAAGACTGGTCAGCGTCTCCGCTTGGGGCTCCAGCTTGTCTGACCAGCTATGGACACGGTGCGTTCGCAGATTCCGATCTTGAAGACCGGATGCCGGACTTCCCGCGAATCGTAGTCCGCGCATCGACTGCGGTTCCGGTGCATCCGTTGGACCGCACTTGCGAGCTAGACGTTTCAGCGGTTCTCCAGTTGAGCGCGGATGATACCTCAGAGCCTCACTTGCTTGCTGTCGTCCAAGTCTTCGAGAATCTCCTGCAATACCTCTACGTTGACGGTAACATCTCGGAGTTGAACGCAGACGACACGGACCCGTCTGGAGGTTTCAACGCTCAGTTCGCGGTTCCCACTGACTTCGGAATCAATGACACTAGCGAAAGAGCTAGAACTTTTACGCGCTCCATGACAATTTTCGCAGCAGCAAACGCAATTTAACAACCCAACAACATGGCAACATCAAAAGGACTCGCTCTAGTCTATGGAGCGAAAGGAACGATAACGCTAAAGACTCCTGCTGGAGCCGCTCTGACAAGTGGAGCAATCACTACGATTGAAAGCTATGACGCGACCCATGAGGCTGACGTTGAGCAGATCAAAAACGGATCTGGTGAAGTTGTGGCTCAAGTCTCCGCTAATGAGCGCATTAGCCTCAACGTGACGTTCATTCCGTC